CATTTGGATCTTTCAGAGGATTGAATGATACCGATTTCTTCGGGTCATCTAGAGCACGCTTAGACATCGTCCTGCCTCTATCAACGAGTGTACTTCTGGTAAACGACATCGGAAGTTGAACACCCTTGCGAGATTCCTGTTGCTGTATTACCTGTTTCTCTAGACTTTCCACTCGTTCCTGCATCGCCTGTAAGATAGTTCCTGATAAGTCGGACACGGCCTTCTCCAGGCGACGGTCTACATCAGGCATCATCGCCTCGTGCCACACCTTGCGCTTTTGTTGTAAGAAAATCGCGGCATCTGTAGCCACTTGCTTCAGACGCTCATCCTTGGAATTAAATACCTTGGTGTGATCAACACCGTGCGCAATATCGGGGCGCTTGAAATCCTGGATATGCTCAAACTCCGTCTCAAACTCCTTGATGATGTCATCGGGTATAGGAGGCGACTGCTCAATCAGACGATCCAGGTCGGAACGGCAGATCTTCAAGAAATCCATGGAATCTATACGCTCTTTCGGATGTAGTGCCAGCTCTACAGCCACTTGGCGCTGGAACTTGCCCCACGCAATAGAAGCCACACGATTCGATTCGGACGACTGCGCATAGCGGAAGAAGTTGCCGAGAGTTGTGAGAATACCTGTAAAAATAGATACGCTTCCAATACCTATCTGCGCATACTTCTGCGACTCTTGATTGTTTCCGACAATACTCTCTAACATAAAATTCGCAGAGCCTGTGAGCGTGGACAAGATAATCACAGGTACGGTAATCCACATGTTGGATATAGCCATCTTCTTCTCACCCTTGTCGTGCATCCAGCGATACGAGGCGGCAATATCTGCCCAACCGGCCATGAGCTCTTCTTGCTCCTTCGTCCAACCATTATTCGGCTTGGCAGGTTTAGGATTTCCTGACAAATCTACTGATTTGTTGGAAGGCGACGGAGATCTAGACATTCTAATTATACGGTTTATTATCAACCGCGCCCTCTACCTCGGCCACCCCTGCCACCTCTGCTGCCGCCGCGGAAGCCACCAGACTTCTTCGCCTCCACGCCAGCCTTGTACAGGGCGTCAGCCTCCTCAGCCGTAAGCGTCTTCGGATCAATAGTATCCTTGATACTCACAAACACCTTCGTCTTCAAGTCGTGTTTGTACATATATGGACCATACTGTCCACGGCTAAAGGTATATGGCCCAAAGACATATTTGGCAGCAGCAGACTCCGTCTTCGCCCGAAACTTCTCCTGGATTGCCTCGGGCGTATCCGTATCTACATACGGAATCATCAACTCGCCCATTTGTAAATACATTCCATACGGCCCCTTCTTTTTCAGAATAGGCTTGCCATTATAAAAGCCCATGTTCGCATCTTCTTTTTGTTTTTTTATCCAGTTACGCGCCACTTCTTCGGTAATCCCCTGAACCGTTTCATTGGGTGGAAAGGAGTAAAAGGTGGGTTTGGTGGCTTGGTCCGATGATTCTTGGACGAGGAGCGGGCCTGTCTTTGACATGACAGCCTTGAAGCCGCCGCCGAAATCCTTGACCTTCTCGGAAGAAGATGGGACCGAGGAAGAAGCGCTCAGGCGCTCATGGTCGGCCTTATAGGAGTCCCACGTATCACGGCACAAGGCCTTCCACTGCTCCCTGCCCTTTGACACATTGTCCAAGCGCTCCTCCATCTTCGCGGTGAATTCGTAGGCGAACAGCTGGGGGAATTCTTTCGTACAGAACTGGACCACGGAGTCTCCTAGGGCCGTGGGTACGAGTTTCTGCTTCTCGGCTCCCAGAGTCATTTGTGTCGTGGTGGCCAGCGGTGGCCACTCTCCTGGCTTCACGGAGAGGGTGGTATTCTGAATGGTCGTGCCGGCAATGTCCTTTTTCTCCACGTAGAGTTTGTCAAAGAGAACTTCCACCAGGCTGGCGAAGGTGGACGGACGCCCGATGCCACGTTGCTCTAGCTCACGAATCAAGGTGGCTTCCGTGAATCGGGAGGCAGCCTTGGATCTCTTCGGGCTGGCGGTGAGCGTCTTCCAGGTCAGACGAGTGCCCTCGGCAAGCTCCAGGGCCTTTTTCCAGATGACGGCGTCTTCTGACTCTTCTTCAGCATTCGCATCGTCGTCGTGTTGCGCAGGTTTTCCGAGAATCTGCCAGCCTGCGAATTCTGTCATGCGCCATGAAGAAGACCAGGGGAATTTTGCCTCGTCGGCTTCCAGGGTTATGTGGGCCGTGCGTGTTTGACCACGCGCCTGGCTCATCACAGATTGTAAGGCACGGCGATGGATGAGGGCGTATATTTTACGGTGATTAGGTGTCCAGTCTTCCATCATTGGGAGCTCCTTCAACTCAAAGTGAGTAGGGCGAATGGCTTCGTGCGCTTCTTGGGTCTGTTTCACAGGCGCAGCCGCAGCAGCCGCGGCGGCGGTCTTCTTCTTCGGCACAGCTTGCTTGGTCGAAGGACCAACGTACTCGGCGCCGTGCTCCTTTAACACCAGATCCTGAGCCTCTTTTACTGCCTCTTCACTTAGAATCGCGTGATCCGTGCGCATATAAGTAATATGGCCGGCCTCATACAATTCCTGGGCGATTTTCATAGCCGACTTTGGGTTGATTTTGTATAACGAGCTCGCTTCCTGTTGTAATGTACTTGTAATAAGAGGTTTGGGAGGATTGGCGGTCCACGGCTTTTGTATAATTGTATTCACGGTGGCCCGTTTATCACCGTGCACATTTTCCAAGTAGTTCAGCGCCGATTCCTGGTCTTCTAGCTCGTCTTCCATGGAGGATGTAAAAGGGAAACTGGGTGCGCTGAACTCGCCGGCCAGTCTCCAGGTGGTCATGGAAGAATGGTTGCCGATTTCCTTCTCGCGGTCACTCACAAGGCGGAGCGCAGGCGTCTGGCATCTTCCTGCGCTCAGGGAGCGCGCCACGTGCTTCCAGAGAAGGGGGGAAATCGTGAACCCTACCAGCATATCAAGTACAGACCTCGCCTGTTGCGCATACACCACATTCATGTCAATGCGTCTCGGATTCTCTACGGCCGCCTTAATGGCCGTCTCCGTGATTTCGTGGAAGACCGAGCGCGGGAGAGAGGCTGGGTCGCGTTTCAGTAGACAGGCCACGCTATAGGCGATTGCCTCGCCCTCTCTGTCGTCGTCGGCCGCCAGATATATCTCAGAAGCTTTTTCGGCAGCGTCCATGATCGGTTTCATCGCCTTCGCCTTTTCCTTGAGGAATCGGAATCGTGGCTCAAAGTCGCGCTCTAGGCCAACGGCGTCCAGACTCTCTTCGAGGGCGCGGATATGACCCATGGTGGCGAGAACAATCCAGCCTTGGCCTAGGAAGGAGGCGATTTTCTTACATTTGGCGGGAGATTCCACAACCAGGAGATTGACCATATCTGCTAGAGAGACCGATGTAAAAGGGGACTATACTATTCAAATTTAGAGGGTTAAGGCCTAGGCTTATATTTATACAGTATATGCCGAGGTCAAAGGGAGCAAGAGCATCTGATTTGGAGAATATTGTGCTCCAGAAAAACCGATTCGCCGCCTTGGAACTTGATTCGTCTTCTGATTCTGACTCGGTGGCCTCTGCCTCGGCAGAGCCCGAGGTGGTAGAGGAAGAGGCTATTAAGGGCGAGATGCGGAAATGGACGAATCCCGATTCCGAGTCACATGTAAATATATTCAACAGCCCCTTTTACAAAGGTAAGAGACCCGCCTTTAAACAAAATACGCGCCCGCGATTTATCGACGATGAGTGGACGAGCATTGGAGAAGAACCCGGTACAAAGGTTACCTATGAGGAACGGCTACCTACGGTACGAGATGGCGCAAAGACACCTACAGGGGACACGATCATATTTCCTCCAGAAGAAGATACCACTACCGCAGCCATGTGGGCGGAAAAGGTGAAGGAATGTTTGGAGAAGGCCGAGGCCGCCCGAGCGAAGCCCGACGATTTCCATGAATCTCTGAATCGTCTGAGTTTTTTCCGGCGTCCAATGGCCAAATAATTTGTAGATGTAAAGAGTATATGAACGCCAAGTACGAGGCTTCTGTGTCTCCTTCGGCGCTTGCGGATGCTTGTTTCCAGAGTGTAAAAGGGTTGGATGTGGCGGTTGTTGACGCCGCGAATCTAGTGGCTGATAGCTCGGTAGTGCCTTATGGAGCGAACCAGGAGATTTTCAAGAATCTCTCTCTCGGATGGTGGGTTCAGGGGCTGAATACGGGTACTGTACAGTACCGTCCTGTGAGCAATGAGGTCAACTGGGCGTTTGTGAACTCTGCGGGGAAGGATGTGAACATCGCGAAAGAAATCACGGACGTCATCATACCGAATCGCACGGCCAATGTGATTCGTGATGCCGAGACAAAAACCATGCGTTGGACATTGGAAGACAATGGATGCCTTGCAATGACCAGGGTGGATACGATGTTTTTTTAGAGTGTGGTAAATATTTTCTCTAGTTAATCCGTATATAGGCTGTACAGCTCAATGACTCTGCGCACAAAGAGTTGTATGTCCTTGCGTGTGCAAGGAATAATAAAATGCTCCCTCTTCCCGTGTTGCTTCTTGTAACCATGAATGTTGACAAGATCCTGAAGCACCTGTTTCTCAATAAGCTTCATTTGCTCGAAAGAAATGTCTTCTTTATAAATATACCAGTGTAACTTTGACTGCCCATATCGGCGATTCACATAAGCTTGGCCATCTTTCTCGCCCGCAGATATGCCAGCCTTCATGGTGATCATTCCAGGAAGCCCGAGGGAATGATTTTCAAAGCCAGGTTCTGTGGCGTAAGCTGAGGACATGGCTAGAGTAGACCAATTTCTCAGTCGTCGGGGAGTTTCAATTTTTATTAAGAGTAAGTCTCTAATACCCGAATAAGAGCCCTGCGCGTCCTCCGTAGACGCGAAGAATGTTATAGGTTTCGAACCATGTGTAGACTGTGTAAGAGGGGTTTGTGCCTGTTGCTCGGAGAGAACCACGGGGTGGTTTGAATTCCAGGAACAAGTCGATGGTCGTGATCTTGTCTAGATTCGCATGGCCCATGGGATTGCTGATTCCGAACTCCTCGCCTTGGGTGCCAAAGGGGATGTGGTAATAATATTTATTGTGCCAGGGCGTCTTGCGCTGTTCCATGGCTGGGAGGATGCTCTGGAATATGGCGGGCACGTCGGTGGCATATCGGACAATCTTGCCCTCGTATGTGAGGGAAAACTCGCGAATCGGCTCTGAGTCTGCGTCGGAATACGCAGGAATCAGGGGCTCAAATGTATGTTTACCTAGGCCACTGGCATCTGGCCACCAGGGTTGTACAGGGTTGTAACGCACAGAATACGTTTGTAGTGGGAACGTGGTTGATGTGCCATAGACGTTTGTTACATGTACTCTGATGGTGTTTTGGTTTGTGTCATAGGAAAGCACATATGCTTTGAAGGACTGAGTTGGTGGTGAAGATATGTTTTCTAGGGTGATTGTGTCGCCTACTTGAAATAAGCACTCGTCTGCGAGGGTTAATGAGAGTTCAGAGGATACGGACAATCGTGTGGCAGAAAAGGTGGTCTGGGTTGTATAGCCGGTGTGTTTGGGAGGGCAGGTCATATCGCGGGTGGCGAGGAAAGGCGCATTCAGTAGATCGGCGTCTGATCTGTGTACGTAGAAATACATGTCTTTTGTCGGATTTGGCACACGATAGGGTATTCTTACACTGCTGGTCGTTTCCGTGGATTTCGCATAGTGCTGTAGAATGGGGTATGTCAGGTCTCCTAGGCGTATGCGATTCGCCTCGGGGCCGTCCAGATACACATATTCCAGTAGTATGTTGGCCGATTGAATATCCAAGGATGCGCTATTGGAGTTATAGAATGGACTTTCTGCGATGACGGGGTATGTATTGGTGCCATTCTGATTTTGGATCTGGTCCGAGCTCGTGATGAGGTTCTGTAGATTATTGAACTTGACGGAGATCTGTACACTGTCATAGCTGATTGCGTCAATGGGAAGAGCCTCGGAAGGATCTCCGCGATGGAACCAGAAGGGCAGGGGAATTGCCAGCTCTCGGGTAAGAGGAGTGCGCATATCCCAGCCGGGTTGGAATCCTCGGTCAGAACGACCAATCATGCGATTTAGGGTGGTGACCTTCTCAAGAGGTGTGTGGAACTCGTCTAGAACTTCCATCAGCCGTCCGTCAATTGTGTCAATCGCATTCCCTCCGATAGTCACTTGCGCACTTGTAACAAGTGCGTGGCCGACGGAGTTTGTCCAGCCGAATGTGGGGCCCGCAAAGGCTGTGTTATTCGCTTCGGCTTCCTGCTTCGCTGCGAGTTGTCGTGTGCTGATGTCTGGGAGTGTCACCATCAAGAAGGCGCGTGTAATAAGGTGACCCCTTCTAGGGATTGAACAGCGTGCCGTTGTACCGAATGCCGGGGTATTGTCAAATTCCACTGTATACCATTCTGTGGTGAAACGGCCGGCTTTTACATAGACGCGCTGGAAATCGTCCATCTTTAGAGAACCTTTGGCGGCGATGAGGCGATCGTCCTGAATCCCTGAATGCAAAAGCTTCAACAAGCCCGCCGAAGCCATCTTTATGCGTGGTGTATAAAAACTATAAGCGTCCTTTTGTTTGGACCTTTTGGACATTTGGGCCCTGTACTGCCTAAGAATATTCTCCGTATACTCTATAGAGACATGCTGGTAAAAACTTTTTATCATTATGATGAAACATTCAGCAAAGATCTGTGTGTTCTTCCTAATGACGGCGAATCTCAATATGAGGCATTCCAATCTATTTTCGCAGTAATTATGTCAGCCGCATTTAAATCTTCCAAAAAGAAGAAAAATAAACATATAACCCCATATGAAATGCTCTGCAAAAAATATAAGATTAAATTAATTCCCTCAACACATAGACCAGCTGTCATAGGACCCGGGAAACGTATTATCTGGTATCTTCCGGAAGCGGAAACGCACTATATTGCGAATGTTGATGGTATAGAATATGATCCTTATAATCAGTTACAGGCCATAGACACTCAGGGGTTCTGCCAGATGTTTGCGTTTATTTTGGCTATAGGAGATGTTGATGGATTTATTCCAGCTGACCAGACTAAAAAGATAAATGAGACAAATTTTAATATTCTAGCAAATAACACGCAATTATGCTGTACGAAGTCAATCCTTTACTTAGAATCTAACTCTGAAATACAAGCACAGTTCGAAAAGGATTTTTCCCACCTTATGATTAATGAACGAGTGGAAAGGGGGTTAAAAGAAGGTACAACGCTTACTCAATATCTGAATGATTTTAAAAGAATAAATGATCGCCTGACTTGTGTAAAAGCCTATATTTACGATCAACCTTTGTATGGACATAAGGACGGTAACCCTAGGCCCGAACTATGGTTTTTACCGGATACTCCACCACCAAATTTTAGCGAAGGGCCAACGTCCTTTGATTATGTTGAAGGGAGTAAGAAAACGGACATGGATGGCGGAAAGAGAAAAACAAGGCGCAAGAAACGGAACAGTACGAACTAATGACGAGTAATTTACCATCTAATGACAAAGTTAAGAGCATGGGTCCTTAACTTTGGTATTATTGCGAATCGTGGGAACTGTGCGCCTAATCACTAAACATCTTGTTCCCCAGGCCGTTCTGGAATCGGAGCCATTGTAAGGTAATCACGAAGACCTTCACTTCCCACATCTTATCGTAGGTTCCCCCAGGCGGTTTGATATCCAGGGTCAAGCGCACCGTCTGTAGACGCGACGCATTGGCCGTTCCCCGCGGTTGATGTTTTCCTGGCGTCTCCGAAAAAGAATAGCCGTATATGAAACTATTATAGGCTGCCGCGCCGGATTTGTGTCTGTAGGCGATATGTTGACGGAACCACTGCTCTTCTTGTTTTACCAACTCCACACCATTCAATTGTATGGTGGCACCCTTTAACAGAGGACCACGGGGATTATAAATAGGATCGTATTCGGCAGATAGGACAGAAGAATAATTCGTCCACTCATTGTTATTGGCCACTTCCTTGCGTCGCACAAACCACAATATCTCTTCCATAGGATGATTGGCTTCTAGAGGCAGTTGGACTTGTATCGTATCTTCCGATGACATCGTGGCATATTTGAGAGGCTCGGAGAAGTCAAAGGTCTGTACATTGCGCACGAGGTTTTCAAACGGGCTTCTCATAATATTCTGGCGCACACTGCCGTCTGTGACAGCACCATAAGTAATCAGCTGGATTTTCTTGAATGCCGGAGTAATAGAGGATGTTTGCGTTGGGGTTATGGTGCCTGTAGTTGTATTCATTATGTTCAGGCTCTGGCTCAGCGGAACATCTGTTACACAACTTCTACGACCTTTTAGAAGACGTACACACTCGGTAAAAGGGCGAAGGGTGACGTGAATGCGCACGGAGCCTTCTTTACATGCGAGCAGGGGAAGAGCTTCTTGGAGCTTCGTGCGCTGAAAGAAAAATGGCAGAGGTACTACAATAGATCTGCGGGTTGTGGGGAAGGGGCGATAACTCGGAGTCTGTGTTAAAGAGGATAGTGGGTATCTGCCGAGGGCTTCTATGCCGGGGCCGTATTGGGTATTGATATCTGCGAAGAGGAGGCTGGCCGTATTGAGGAAATCGCCGTCCACGATTTCGATTGTCTGGTCGCCGATTTCTAGCTCGGCGCGCTGGATAATAGCGGTGCCGAGGCTGTTTGCGTAATACCAGGGATCTTCGGTGGATGGGTAAGTGAGTGCTCCTGATTCTAGTTGGACTAAGGTCGTGTCACTCAGCCAGTGGCCGAGCTCTAGATGAAGAAAGGTGCCGAGGAGAAGATCGCCGACCGAAAGGGAATTGAGGTCAAAGGTGAATCTCTGGCCGAAGCCGGTGGGACCTCGGACAGGAAATTGTTGGACACTCAGGCTGAATGGGTGGACCCTGCGCAGATTGTCGGCTACCCACCAGGTTTTTTCGGAAGATAGGGGCGTGTATTCATTATCCTGGACGTCCCTCGGAGTGAGATCCAGGAGAGTTGTAATGTCTCCGCCGGGTCTTTGAAATCCGCTGTCCATTCTGCTAGGTTATTGGGAGGCAACTTAGGCCATAAATAATTCGGCGCGACCTTTGCCATCCGTGTTGAATTCGGCCCAGCCTTCCACGATGACGCGCAACTCTGTATTGGGCGAGCCGACTAGAGGATCAGGAGTAACAGGGTTCAGGCTGAAGTACATGGTGGGTCTATCGGCCGTGGTGAAATTTACTGCTCCTGTTACACGAGCCTCAGGGAAACGCTGGGGCGCAATGGCACCGAGACCCCAGTTCATTGTGCCGATTTCATAGCCGGTGTCGGTGGATTCTTTCGCATAATTGGTGACATCTCGCCATACCAAGGGGCTCCTCGGCAATTCACGGTCACGCCCCGCAATCTGGAAATTCGCCGAGCTATAATAACTTTGAGCGCTTTGTGTACCCGTATTCAGCTTCCACAGGCGATTCGCATTGATATCTTGTCTCGCGCGGAAGAACCAGGTGATCTTTTCTGCCGGATGACGGCCATCCAGGAGTCGCTTGATGATACTTACCCCGCCTGCGGCGGTATTTACATAATCCACGCGATTCTGGGTAAAGATATTTTCTCTCATGCGCAAGAAAGGGATTTTCTGGGGAGTCTGTTGAAGAGCATCTTGGTACTCCCGGGGTATATATACTTGGCGCGTCTCCAGCTGGACATCTAGAGGAAGGATCTCGGTGCGAAAGAGGGTATGGAACTCTGTGTCGGAGCCATCCTGGGTTCTTTGTTGGAACATGTTTGCTCCCCAAGGAGTCGGCTTATATCTGCCGTCGGAAGATTCAACCAGGTCTTCTAGCTTTCGGAGCTTACACTTGAGGCGATAGGTGTGTTTGAGGGCTGCGCGTTGAGGGAATCCGAGATCGGAGGCGCTTTGACAACCTATTATGGGAAGGGCGAGACGGAGTTGGCCGGGCGTGGCGTTCCTCGCAATATCAAGTGCCATGCCATTGTGGACGCCAGTTAAGGTATTTGATAGCAAGGAATGCCCCAGTGTGTCGGCTGACCTTGTAGTAGCCCAGAGGGCGTCGCCGGAAAATTCCTGGAGAAGAATATTGTCCTGGTAAAACTGGATTTGTTCAAAAAGGAAATAGGCGATGCCGTTCGTATATCCATACGTCACGCCGGATAAGTCTGCCACCTCTGTGCGTGGATTGCTTGATTCTATGTTAGAGGGAAGCCAGGAAGGGAGTTTGATGACGAGGGTGGGGTCGCGCATGATATCGCCGACCAAGTCAAAGTCAAATTGTAGGTTTCGGCCGAAATCGCAAGATGTCTGCGAAGGAATGCGGCGTATCTCGGACATTTGTGGAGCCTGGGCTTCATACGTATTGTCGAACACGTAGAGGCTATCCTTGGATTCTTCAAAGAAGAAGGTGTCCTTCTTTCCACGGGATACTAGTTCGTATAAGGCCCCTTCCAAGGTAGCGTAGGAGCCGGCCATCTGTAAATTAGGGGATCTTTATGCCTTATGCCTAAGCCATAAAAATTCTTATGGAGACTTGTATGGAGTTCTGTCTACCGACGACATCATGATGTATTAGGGTCTTCCGTAGTTGTTTGTTTATCGGAGCGATGAGTGTTAAAGGGGTTGATCATGTCGACAAAGAGCCTGCTCGTGCCCAGCATTATCAATGAACCATAAGAAGTCTGTGTGGTCTTAAGAATCTCCATTGCTCCCATGCACATGGGACTGCCTGTTGTGATAGCACCCTGCAAGAAACCGTAGATACCATCGGGCACACAGAAATGGTTGTATAATTTTGCCACAGAGTAGTGGGTCGTGTAAACAAGCAACATTGCGGCAAGCCCCTTGCCAATAGCCTGCATCCCTATAGAATATACACGCCAGAGTTTTAGCCCCAGTTTACTTTGATGACAATCTCCCAGAAAGTATAGAAAATAAGACTTACAGGACCTGTTTGGATCTCCACCACGGAATCTTTGAAGGTGGCTTGTATTTGATCTTTGACTGTGGCTTCTTCTTTTGCAAGACCTTCCACTTCTTCTTTGGTATTCGCCCACGTACAAGAGACGCGAACGACTGTTTCGCCACGCATGGCCGAGCGGAAGACCTCGTATTTCACGAGGCTCACCACATGCTCTATGAGCGCTTTGCGATAATTGTCGTCCTTGTATTTTTGTAAAAGAATCAAGTCTTTGCGACTGAAACTCATCTGTGTAAAAGGGGAAGTTATTCTTTAGGGTTCTTCTCTGGCAGAGTCAGAGATAGCCTGAGCTTCAAACGCCGTCTGTGCCGCACAGGGCTCGCGACATGTGGGGCAGGTATTCTTTTCCTGGAGCCATGTATTGAGACTCGGAGTGTGAAATACATGGAAACAGCTTGTTACGGAGGCGGTAATGGGACTAATATCGTCCATGGAGATGGGACAGGCCTCTTTGTTTTTGCACGCATCTTCCGCCACTAACCAAGCAATACGACGGGGAATGGGCTTTGGCTTTGCCTTTGGCTTAGGTGCAGGAGGGGGTGGAGGTGGAGCCAGTGTCCAGAGGTGTTGTGGCCTTTCATAGGGAATAGTAGGGCCTAGATCCACCGTGGTATACTCGCGCTTAATGCGCGCGGCGGGCGCGGGGAGCATAGACTTCGCAATAGGGATCACGAGAGGGCCATTTAGCAGGAATGTGCCATCGCAGTGAATGCGTGTTTGATAATGGCGAGGACCTGCTGACTTTATACGAATAATAACGGAACCACGACCATGAGCGGTTGTCCTATGAAGTGTAAAAGGGGTATGTTCCTCATCATAGTGTTCCCAGCGATTTGCGTCTGGTTTCCAGGAAAGGAAGTAGAAGGTGTGCTTCCTTGGACGCCAAAACGCCAAGAGGTTTCCGTCAAACTGGTGAATACTCTCTTCCATTTGTTCTAGGGACTTGTATCTGCCAGAATATCGGCCATCAAATTTTATCTCGCGGTGTGGGTTAAGGCGTGCGCGAGAAAACTCTTAGAGATGTGTGGCATATGGGCAAAGATTCTCACAGGGGGAGCGAAGCTTGACCACAAGGTACTTTGGGCAAATGGAGTAAATACCCTGGACGCTAGGGGGCCTGAGGGACACAAGTGGCTAGATCTTGACTCTGCCACCTGGTGTTTCACGCGCCTGGCCATCAATGGGCTGAATACGGGGGGCATGCAACCATTTGAGCGCGACTCGGGGCTCACGTGGATGTGTAATGGCGAGATCTACAACGCAAAGGATTTAGAGGGGTTGGTTGGGAAGAAGGGTGAATCTGGGTCTGACTGCGAAGTCCTCGGCGACCTGTACGAGTTTATGGGCAAGGATGCGGTGCGGGTGGCGCGGGCACTGGATGGTGTCTTTGCGTTTGTGCTGTACAGTGAGGGGAGCTATGTGGTGGCGAGGGATCCCTATGGGGTTCGGCCCCTGTTTTATATTGAGAGCCCTTCTGGGACCTGGACATTTGCGAGTGAGAGGAAGGCGTTGGAGCCGTTTGTCTTGGAGGGTGAGAAGGTGGTGGAGTTTCCTCCTGGAGAAGTATGGCAGATTTACGAGGACACGGGGGATCTTGTCAAGCGCGTATATCACGAGGTTCCCTGGATCAAGCAGACGGCCGATATGCCTCTCACGTATCTGCGGGATGCGCTCATTTCCGCCGTGGATAAGCGCCTCATGACGGAGAGGCCGGTGGCCGCGCTCTTGAGTGGGGGCGTGGATTCCAGCTTGATTGCCGCGCTGGTCCAGAGGCGTCTGAAGGAGCTGGGCAAACGGCCCTTGAAGACCTTCAGTATCGGTATGAAGGGCGGGACGGACTTGTTTTACGCGGCCTGGGTGGCGCGCTACATCGGCTCTGACCACACGGAGATTGTGGTGACGGCCGATGAGATGTTTGATTGTATTCCCGAGGTCATTCACGACATTGAGTCCTATGATATTACGACCGTGCGCGCCTCTGTGGGGAATTGGATGATTGCGCGCGAGATTCGGCACAGGACGGATTGTAAGGTCGTATTCAACGGTGATGGCTCAGATGAGATTTTTGGCTCCTATAAATATTTCTACAATGCGCCGAACAACGCCGCGTTTGAGGAGGAGGTGCGAAGACTGTTAAAGGAAATCCATAGGTACGATGTCCTGCGTTCCGATAGGTCAATTAGCTCGCATGGTCTGGAGGCGCGCACGCCTTTCTTGGACAAGCAGTTCGTGGCGGCTGCCCTCGCCTATAAGACTTCGTTGCGCCGGCCGGTGGCTGAGAACAAGGCGACAGGGGAACCAAGGAAGATGGAGAAGATTATCTTGCGCGACGCATTCTTGAAGGATGCCTTGCTTCCTGATCATGTGCTTTTCAGGACGAAGGAGGCGTTCAGTGACGGCGTGAGTAGTCAGGCCGAGGGCGAGTCGTGGTACCAGATTATTCAGAGGAAGATTGAGGAGCGCGGGATTGTTCTGGATGATACGAAGCTGTGGTGGCCTGTGTGTCATACCAAGGAGGCGCTGTACTATCGGTCAATCTACGAGAGGTTCTACAAGCACACCGGCGATCTGTGGCCCTATTGGATGCCTCGTTGGTCGCCTGGTGCGACGGATCCTAGTGCGCGGACTCTAAAAAATTGATAAAGGATGGGGGCCTTATGGAAGGTCTACATGACCTGCCAGGCAAGACTTACGGATTGGGAGAATACGCGCATTCGCCTGGGCGCATCGTGGGTCTCCTTTGCGAGGCTGTGCGAGGGAAAGGCTCGCAAGAATGAGAATCTCTGCGAGGCGTGTATATACAGGG